GCTGGAATGGCGTTGATGATGGCTGCATCTCCTGCCGAAAGATCGGCGTTGGAGTCAATGTTGCCAAACCAACTTGCGAAGGCAATCGTCATTTGCACCCGCAAACGATGATCTTCCCAACTGGAATGTTCGTGCGATCTTGCATAGACATCAGCCAATTGCGCCTGGGTGTAGGCAGGTCTCAATCGCATCCTCATGTGAGTTGCGCAATCAAATCGCGATAAGCCTGGCTTTGAATGTAAGTGTTGAAAGCAATGGCATCGGCTGAATAAATTTCTTCAGCATTGACATCGCGATATCCTTGATCCCACTCGGCTTTGCCGGCAATTGGGTGCAAATGCTCAATGATGATTTCTTCCAAATAATGTAAAGAATGCAAATCTTGCCCAAGGGTCATCCAAAAGTTGTCCAAGTAAAGATGAATCATTCCGGGCGGAACCATTCCTTCAAGGGCGCGAACAATGTTGCCAGTCATTGCAACCGCCGTTGGCAAATTCTTGCCCTGAAGTAAGTCATTGCCATAAACCAAACCAGTGCCAATTTCATCAAGAACATCAACGATTGCCTTATCCCAATCAATTGTTCTTGGGCGGTGATCATCTCCCATAAATGCAAAATGGTCATAGTCATTGATCACCTTGCGAGCGGCAATGTTGAGTGGCTTTGCCATTCCTCTGCCTTCGCGTGGCAAGGTAAGGAAAGAAAAATCACCCTCAAGTGACAAATAGTCATTGAGGGTGGGATCATCATCATCTAAAACAATTAGCAATTCCGCGCTGGCTTTGGTGTCGGCAAATGCCTGGGCAAGTTCTTTGATGTTGCTAGGTCGCCCGCGAGAAGGAACAATCACAATCAAGTTGCTCATGCGATTTCACCTGCAATCGCAATGTAAGCGGCGGCATCGATAAAAGAGTCTTCGTGATTGGGAGTTTCAACCAATCGCGCAATTTTGACTCCAGCCATGCAAAGTGCCACTTGCGATGGAGTAATTTCAGCGCCCAAAATTACCGACCAAATTGTGGCAATGCGCTGATGATTGACAAGCGGCTTGCCGTAGTTCTTTTGGCGATCGGTGCTGGTAAGCCGAATCGCTTCATTGAGTATTTCTTCCCTGGTCATCATTCCCCTGTTTCAATAGATCAAGCGGTTGAAGTTGCTCAAGCGGGATTTGATAATTGAAAACCTGCCTGAATTCTCTTCCCATCATAGTTGGCTTATTCTGCTCAATGGTTGCGACATCCGACCAGCCATGCAAACTGACCTTTGGAGTTGAGGAATCAACCTCATCGGCAGAACACCAAAAAATGAAATCAGCCTTGTTCTTGACTGACTTCAATTGACTAACTGCGACCGAGCGCCCAAGGTTTTCCCAATGATGCTCACTCCAGGTCTTGACTTCGCATCTGCCGGCATCTGTTTCGATGTCGCAAATGGCATCAAGCCCCGGAGTGGCAGCATTGAAAGTGGGGTTGAGATCGTTATCCCTGAACCAAATGAATGCCGCAATTTCGCCCAATTTTCCCACTAGATGGGAATTGGCAAGATTGCGATAATGACCTTGAACATTCTTATATTTGGCGTAAGTTTGCGCCGCAAGCAAGGATGCAAGGTCTTTGGCTTCAGGGCTTAGTTGCAAACCCTGGCGATTCAATTATTTGGTGATTGTTAGTGAATCTTTTGGATTGACCGCACGAATGATCACTGGGATTGTCGCAATCCAAATTGCGTTGGCTGCGTGCTTCCAGTCTGAGTTGCTGAATTCGATTGGTGATTTGCCGATTGAAACAATTGAAGTGATTGCCACTGCGAGGAATGAACGAGCATATGATGCGATTGCTGCATTGTTGATTTTCATTTTTTCCCTTACTTTGTTGAAGATGTGACTGACCATGCTGGTCGAGCCACGCCAATCATTGTTTTCCCAATTGGTCGCTTGCGCCGATAGCAACCGCCACCATTTGCTTGCGAACCATTGGAGCCTTCGGGCGAAGTATTTCCGCCGATAGTTGTGAGGAATGTTTTGTTGTTAGATTCAACAATCTCAATGTGTTCAGCAATTCCTTTGCCATCAAAGTCAAAGAAAACCAAATCGCCAGGAGCAGCCTTGGCGGGATCAACCAACTGCTTGCGCTTGGAAAAATAAGCAAGTCCGGTTGGGCAACCAACAAACCCATGAGGATTTTCGGCTGCGATCAAGGAACTTGCACCGGCAGCGCCAAAACACCAAGAGATGAATCCTGCGCACCAAGGAGAGCCTTGCAAGTTGGAACCGGTGACTTGTTTCCACCAATCCCACACCCAAACAATGTTGCCGCTCTTGCCATCTTTGCCGCCGCCCTCAACGGTTCCAACCTTGGATGTTGCAAACTTCAGAACATCGGCTGCGGTTGTCATTATGCCTTCCGGGTGCGAGTTGTCTTGGTTTCAGATTTTGCCTTCATTACTTCAACATCAATTTTGATAAGATTTTGATTTTCAATGAGTTGGTCAACTTTGTTGATGAGACCTGTTTGACCGTCATTGTATAAAGCATATTCAATTTTGGACAATTTGTCTTTCAATTCATCGGTGTGCTTGGCAATGGTGTGCTTGGCGATAACACTCAAACCAGCAAGCAATCCACCAACAACGAAGAAATAGGAATAAACAATTGTTGCGGTGTCTGCTTTCATTTGCTAATCACCAGCACATCAAGTTCGGTCGTTCCGCTAGAAACGATGGCATAGAGAGAAGTTTCGTGAGTTTCTACGGTTAGTTTGTCTCCGGTATCCATCTTGTATCCGGTCGAAGTTGTCACATTGGCGTTGCCCAAATACATGATGCCCATGCAGTGCAAATAAACAAAAGTTGCGCCATCGCCCAACTGAATCAAAGTTGGCGTGGTTCCGACTTGTAGTTGCTGCGAAGTGATGGTCATCGCTTCTCCTATTCGATGAGGTTGACCAAGGATCGTGTTCTTCCTTGCGCAAGTTGAGTGTAAATCTGAGTTGTTGCGACCGTTGTGTGGCGCATCAATTCCTTGACTGCCATCAAATCTCCGCCGGATTTTTCCAACATCGAGGTTGCAAAGAAATGGCGCAAGGAATGAAACTTCTTGGCATTCGCGCCTAAGACTTGGCGCATTTCTTTGGCGGCTTTTGCCGAAAGTTTGTTGGGAGTGATAATCCAAAGCCGATCCAGCGTGTTTGCATCGCGAATGGTTTGAGCCACAATCGGAGCAACTGGAATCATCAAATCGGTTCCGCCCTTGCCTAAAACTCGCAAGATCGCGCCATCGTTGCCTTCTTCAAGGTCTGCGCCCCTGATGTTGGCAACTTCCATCGCTCTCAAGCCAGCAAGCCCGCCAAGGATGAACCAGGAGCGGAAAGGTTCGGAAGATTCTGCCATCAACTTTTCAAACTCGGCTTTGGTGATTGGCTTAGGAACGCCACGATTTTTCTTGATCGAGGGAAGGTCAACCGTTGGATCGTTGCCGCCGATGAGGTGCATCTTGTTCAGAGCCTTGAAAAGTGAACGAAGCCTGGAAGCGTAGTTCGCCCGGGTTGACTGACTCTTGGCTCGCATGATCAAGCGCTCGCAATCCTCACGAGTTGCCAGGGCGGGATGAACGCCGAGCCGAGTCAGAATTGCCCAGTCATTTTGCCAAAGAATTGGAGAGAAGCCACTGGTCAAATATCGGTTGTGCAATTGTTGCTTGATGACTTCTATTGGAACAAGATCGGTCATCGATTGCTCCCCTGAAACACTCTCTGTGAAGTGTGCCGCCTAGCCAAGAAGCGCGGAAAATTCTTCAGCGCTAAGTCCAAGGGCTTCAAGTTTGGCTTTGGCTGCTTCAAGGGCTTTCGCCTTTGCTGCCGCTATTGCATCGCGCTTGGCTTGCTCTTCGGCAAATGCCTTGGCATCTGCCTCGCGCTGAGCGATTTCGGCTGAAGTCAGTGCAATCTCCTTGATTTCACCAGTTTCGCAATTGATTTCGATTCTTGTATCTGTCATTTTCTCGCTCCTTATGCGTTTTTGATTCCGTAGAGGGTTGCAGTTGAGTATTGAACGAAAAGAGAGCCTTGAGGTACTAGGGTGATTTGATTGATTGCGGCGGTGGAAGCCCAAAGTCCAGCACCCAGGTTTGTCTCTGCTTCGGTTGCATTGTTTTCGGTAACCGAATCGGTTGCAAGACTTTTATTTGTGCTGCCTGTGTAATTAGGAATGTAAAAGTTCAAATTGCCAAAAGTGCTGGCGGTTGCGCCCGATGAGGGTGATACAACATAAATGTTGCTTGTATAATAAGTTGTTCCTTGTGGACTACTTGAGCCATCACTGATAATGCGGCGAGTTGAAAGATTTGTTGTAAGACCATTGAAACGAATTTGTGGCGTTTCATACACGCCGCCATTGTTTCCGCGTAGCGAAGCGACTAAACACAAATCTGTATAAGTTGAAGGTATAGAACTGAAATCAATTGTGCTTGCTCCGCCACTTCCAACTGTAACTGAAGCAATTTTTGTGTGAGTAATTGCCATTTATGCCGCCTTGATTCCATAAAGCGAAAAAGTTGAACCTGAAGCAAATTGATTAGTAACTGCGGTCAGGGTGATATTGGTTATTGCTGAATTTGAACGCCAAAGTCCAACCGATGCAGCAACAAATCCTGTGTTTTCATCAAAACGCATCAATATTGTTTTGTTGTTTGTTGTATTAGAATAATTCATAAGGTCATATTTGTAAATTTGTGGCGTGGTTGAACTCACTCCTTGATTCAAATTGTCAAAAAATGTGCTAGTGAGTCTGCTTGAAACAACCGTGCTTCCGTTACCTCGAAATTGAGTATAGGAATAATTGCTTGCGGTGTCGCCATTCAATTGAAATTGATAATTCATTCCGGTTACCGTAGACAATGGAACAACAACCAATTTCAAATCTGTGTACCCTGAAGAAATGCTTGAAAATGTAATAGTAGTCTGATTGCCGCTCAGTGTAGTAGTCGCAATTGATTCATAAGTTGCTCCAGCAGCCATTGGATTACCCCTTTATCCCATAGAGAGCGAATGAACTATTGATTCCAAAAGTTGAAGCACTTCCTGTTGAATAAGCGCTCAAAACAATTGAGGTAACTGCGGCGGTGTTATACCAAGCACCCGAATTGAGTGAAACGCCACCCGCACCATTACCATCACCACCATCTAATGCGCGAGTTGTCGTGTTCATATTTGTATTTGTGTAATTCAAAATATCCATTACGGTAGATTGAGGATAAGAATTACTGTTGGTTGCACCACGAACTTGATCAAAGCGAATTGATCCTGTGGTGTTATTTCCGCCAGTATAACCATTTGTTCCATCTCCCATTGAATAATGCCAGGAATAGTTGTTTCCTGTATCACCGTTGAAGTTGAGAATTGTGTAGTTACCTGATGCTCCAGCAGTATTGATTGCCATTGCTCGAATTTGCAAATGAGTGTAAATGCTGGGAATGCTTGAGAATGTAACTGTTGCCGCAGTTGTTGTCAAAGTAACGGTGGAAATTGAATTGAAATCTCCTGACAAAACTCCGCCAAACATTCCATAACCGCGAGCCGAATCCCCCGCAAGCGTTGCCAGTAATGGAGTCATTGTTTCCCCTTATGCAAACTTTGTCTGAGAAGCCAAAACGGTATAAGTCGGAGTTGCTGCGGTTTTGATAATAGTGACAACATAACCATCAATTGATGAAGCGTTTCCAGCAGTAGGAGCAACGCCAGTTGCCCATTTTGGGGTGACCGCAGAACCGTCAATTTGATAAACAGTTGGATAGTAAGCGGTTGCGCCGGTGGTGTTGAGGAAAACAATGGTGATGGATTGACCAACCGAAAGCAATGTTGCAAGACTTACGCTGGCGCTGCCACGAAAGTTCAAAGTAAAGTTGGCGCTGGCGCTTGTTGTGTAGTACCAAACCGTTGAAGTCTTGGTATCAACATTGATTGTTCCAGTTGCAGCCGATGCCACCACATTCGCGGTTTCAACTGCGCCCAAAATTGCAGGGTTGCCGGTGTAATAAGTTGAAAGAAGGTTCAGCGTTCCGAATCCATCGTTGAGATCGGATGCGGAAAGTGCGTTGCCGTTGGCATAGGAGGTTGCGCCACCTGTGCCCTTGACCGGAAAACCTGTTGCCATTGTTGTCTCCTTAGATTGAGAAGGTTAGTACCAAAGTGTGTCTGTTCCGCCCAAAAGTGAACTGTTGAGGATGAAAACTCCAGTTCGCTTGGATGGAGAGAGATCGAGGGAAACCCGCCAGTCAAATGGCGTGATGTCATAATTGAGCGATTCGATAATCGAAGTGAATGATCTTGTGCGAGAGTCAATTGTGGTGCGCTCAACAATCACATTGTCGCCCAAGTCGCTTTGCAAAATGCTTGCCCAAAGCGTGGAAATGCCGAGGGCATCGAATTCGACATGATCCACGCGAGTTGAAGGCAAGGCATTCTGATCGGCATAAATCTGAGCCATCGTTGCGGCATCGGAGTTGTTGAGCAATGGAGCGGTGATTGCTTTTTGATAGGTTCCATATCGAAGAGCCGATGTGGAGTTTGTCGCGGTCTGAGTAGTTCCAGCAGCCTGAGTCAAAGTGATTGTGTTTGTCAGATATTTGGAGCCAGGGTTGGTGACAATTTCATCATATTCAACTGTTCCGGCAGCGCGAGAATCTGAAAGGGTGTAGCGATAAGAAGTTGTCAAAAGCGATTCATAAGGAATCAAGGTGAGGTTGCCTTGGCGATCTGCAAAGAAACGACCATATTCGCAGTTGTTGGCTTGTTCTGAAAG